CGTCTTTTTGGTCGGCCGCCTTTTGACGCCGAACATCGGGGTTATATGTAAGATTATCGAACAATTGACTTGCTCCTTGCCCCATCCTATTTATAGAGCATACTTCAGTCCACCCATACCTGACGCGAACTCCACGAAATTGATGGATTCAACATAAATGGTCAAATCATAGACATAGGTTGTATTTGGAGGCAGTGTATATGGATTAACTTCCACCTGGAACACACGAATACGACTGGAATTCAGTGAACCTGATGGTTGATGATTTGGGCTATGAAGACAGAAACTGTAGATTGGCAGAATTTCACCAGGGTCGCCGCTGGTATATTTGTAGGGGACGACCTTTGTAAAGTAGTCAATCGGTTTTATCTCCTGAATTTCATTGCCATCGCAGAGAACTCGTAGACTCTGTAGAATCTGGAGTTGTGCAAATTGAATAAATACACCTGATGAAAAGGCTTGTGTCAAAAGAGGAATTGTTCCAGGTGGAGCCAGATAAGGCGTTGAAGGATAGTTCCACCAATTTGTCCAGTTTGCAAGGTCGTTGCGATATTGTAGAGTATCAGAGCGACGATTTACAAAGAGTAGGCGCTCAATAGGATTATGCGTATCAAGATCTAGAATCTGGCGGGTATAGAGTGCTGGAAAGGGATACCAACTCACTTGATGTAATAGATAAGAGAGTGGAGTTGATGCAAAGAGATTTCGCTCTTGCTCAGGCAAATACACATAGGTTGTCTCAAGTGTAGGCTGTAGATTCCATGTATTGAGGGCGGGCACAACTGCACCAATATCCGTTAAGAAGGCATTGAGTTGTCCACTAAGGTCCACAATTGTTGTGTAATCCGGAAGATTTGAGCGCAAATTTACAAGGGGAGCCGTCGTCTGAACTCCAGGAGCCACACGGAAACCTGAAGCATCAAGAACAGTATAGAGTTGATTAATTGGATTGAGTGTCAGTTGAACTTCACATTCATGGTACTGAAGTCCTACAAGCGGAAGTGCAGAGCCTGTTGCCTGTGTAAACCAAAAAGGGAGCGGAACACGAATTGTCTGTCCAAAGAGTGATGGGCGATTCAATTGTGATCCGAGAGGAAGACTTGTATCGCGAATCACGCTAGGATAGCCTGTCTGATTTGTGCCGCCTGCATAAATGCCATTCGCTGGGTCGACAAGTTCCGCCACATTGCCCACCAACCGTTCCCATTTGTAGAATTCATCTGTTTTATAGTCTGCAAGAGCCTTTGCAAGTAGATAGGTTCCGTCAAACTCCTGAATTTTCTGGCCGCCAATGAACACTGCGGCGTTTTGAATGAGAGCACACCCAATGTATTTTGACCACTGAAACTCATATTGAAAATTTCGCACTTGCGGAGAGATATATTTGCTATAGATGTCAGGAAGTTGAAAAGAGAAATAGAGGTCACTCACTAAATCGGCCACACGAGGAATCTTGAAACGAACTTTGATCGGTTGATCAAAAAAGAGTTGATCGGGACCATCCATTTGTGCAGAGACACTCTCCATTGAAAAGTGTGAATAGCGACGAAATACCTTATAAAAATAGGTCATATCCGGATTTCCGCTAAGAATTACATTTTGAGAGCCATAGGCTACTAGTGCTAATAGACCGCCTCCAGTCATTGCTTACCCTTCTATTTCGTGAGGCTTTAATATCGGGATTCTAAATCCCACTAGTAAAGTCTTTAAGATACACGGTATTTAACTTGTATACCAGGAATCAACCAAGGCATTCTGCAGATAGGAGCCAGCAGACTGTGTTGTTGGCATGTCAATTGTTGAACTCGGTCCCATATTTGCATTGGCCTGGATTTCAGCAAAGGAGAGAGCATATCTGTAGTGGTAGAAACGGCTGAGTTGACCGGCCATTGTGCCCGTCACCTTATAGTCCTCCTCGACACCCTGGAGATTGACTACCTTATTTCCCAGTGTAGTATTACTATTAAATTTGGATTGGCCAAAGATAATCAGATTCTGGTAGTTCTGGTAAGGGTAGGTCTTCTCCATCGGAATACGCCCCTTCAGATTTCCATTGATATAGACCTCAAGAGTATTTGCACGGAATACAACGGCTACATAGAACCATTTCTGCACAGGTACATTTTGGATGTCCACATAACTGTACCATGACTTGTAGGAGTTCATGAAGATGCGCAGTGTATTCTCATCTGAGCGAACGAATACGGCCGGGCCTAGAAGCGGGAACGGTGTCGAGTAGCCCTTGTAGAACACATGCTTGAGACCATCACTTGTATCAAAGGTCGCCGGGTCAATGAACAGAAAGAAACTGTATGTAAATTCAACGCCTGTAAATTCATTGTCTGACGGAAGCAGCATTTTACTGTTCGGGTCACTGGGATCTTGGCGAACAACAATGGACTGACTGCTCATAATCGTATTCGGCACAATGACCGTCTTTGACATCGAGTACTTGTAATAGGTCTTTACGAGTGACTCAAAACTGAAGAAAATCAGAAAAATAACTATGCCCGCAATGAGTGCAAGGAGAATCTGCGGGATGAGTCCGTTTCCAAATATGAAACTGCCACTGCTGGTATTCAGAGGCGCCTCCATCACAATCTACAAACTGTAGATATTCTATACAAAGGAATCGACTTATGAAGACGTCTCATTTGTAAATATAGATGTGTCACTTACGTTGATTTCGCTACTACAGGTGCAGGGGGCATAAGTTGACCAAAGAATGATTTGATTGATGACCATAAATCACCTGATGAGCCGGAAGGACCCGCCATGTAGATACGATAGGTTTCATCCGGAGAAAGTGCGTAGTTGTAGAAGTTGACGCCTGACAGACTTCCATTCCAGTCTGTCTTTACACGAGAACCACCTGTTCCAACATCAGGATTCAGGATGAAGAAATAGAGAGGTGTTGATGTAGAACCATTCACTTGGAACTGTCCCTTGAGCACACATGAGCGTGAGAGACGGCCATCCATGTAGACGTCGCATAGATTGTTGTTCAGTACAACAGTTACATTCACCCAGCGGCCAAACTCCACATTCTGCACATTGCAGGGAGAGGCTGTATCACTATCAGGACTGGTTGTCATGAAACTATTAAAAACGAAACTCTGGCTACTACCGTCATTTACACGAACATGGAGTGTATTTGTCTTACCACCAAGTGCTACAATTAGAGTGGAGGCATTATCAGTAGCTGTTCTCCCCAGATTTAGGATGTGGCGCTTATTGGTCGTGTCACTTCCAGCACCCGTTACATACATCCAGAACGATACAGTCATTTCACCGCCCGTAAAGATGTACTGCGATAGTTTTATATCATCCTGTGATGTGCCAGGATATTGAATCAGGGTAGTGGGTGAAGCAATCGGGTTAGGCACAATTGAAGCCTTTGTCTGTGTCTGCGTAACATTGAACAGGTAATCGTAGAGGTAATACAGCAAGACACCTGCTACAACAAGTATCACAATACCACCAACAAGTCTACCTAGTGAACCCGCAGGTGTTGCAGTGGCGGCAGCGTTCATTCTGTTTGAGCAAGGGTTTTAGTAATCGGACTTCCATACAACGAGAGGATTGCTTGGGCGCACGGAAGGGCCTGAAAAACAATTGCCGGAAGGACATAGATTGAGATTTAATGAAGGAAAGAGTGAGTCATAAGGCTCTCCTAGTGTATTCGTATTCGTGGAATAATCGGAGGCAACTTCAGATGCGCTCATTGCGGATGTCTTTGAAAGTAGATAGGAGGCTCTGCCTGTAAAAGTTCCATTGGATAAAGCAAGTCTTGTTGCAGTGGGCTTCGGAACATTCGTTGTTTTAACAGAGGCGGCCAGTTGACCATTGTAATACACATCATACTTGGATCCCTCGTGAGAGAGTGTAAGCATAACCCACTTCTGTTGAGGGAACGGCGGCAGTGGAAAGGTTTCAATATATGACTTGCCAGTCTGGTTGGTTGTCTGTATAGAGAGTTGTGTCTTAGGAAGTCCAGGACGAGATGCATCAGGAGCCTGTAGGAGTTCAATCCAGAGGGATGTATCGAACTGAAGGAGTTTTGCAAATCCAGGATGGCTGCACGTGCTCGTTGAAGTATCACAGATATCGAATGAATCCGTAGTAGAGTTAAAATTTGCAGTGTTTGTAGTGGTATCGTAAATTGCCGCAGTACGAGGAAGTGACTGTATATAGTAAAAAATACGGAAACTTGAACTCTGATTCTTTAAAAAATTCGACACATAAGTGGCATCATTTGTTACCCAATTTGTTGAAGCTTGATTGCCATCAAGAATCCAAGGACCTGGATCAGAACTTTTCGTTATTTTAGGTGTAAAAAATATGCTAAATGCATAAATTGTAACTATGATAACAAGCGCCGCGATGAACCAGATGATCATCTCTCTATTGAAGAGCAGGAGTTCCTATCCCACGCATTTCACCGGAAGAGACTACACGCTCCACTGTTCCTAAGTTTCGTACGACTACATTGGCAGAAAAGCGTGAAGGAACACTAAAAAGAGTGTCCTTGTCTCCACCCATCGGTATCTTTCCTCCAAAGGTTGTACTTGCAGCCCACTTACCATTCAAGTAGAGTTCCATGATTGAATCGCTGACAACGATGCCCACACGATATGCTACATTGGGTATGATATCTGTGGAGACATGGAGCCAATTAGGTGTACCACTTGTAGTTGCGGCAACCGCAAGATAGACAATAATTTTGGAAGCACCTGCATCATAAAATGCAATAAGAGATGGGTCAAGCGGAACACCGAGCGTGGCATCATTCAGATACGGAAATGTCCGTATGGGCTGAACCATCGTTGCCGCAGTACCCGTTGGGGTGGATATTCTTGATGCTGTGATGGCACCTGCAATGGCTTGGACATCGGCACTCGTACACTGTGAACCTTGAGGGAGTGCTCCAGTCGCAAGTGTAGTTGTTGCTGCAGTTGCTGCGCCGGCTGCGGCAGTGGCAGCACTTGCAGCAGTTCCAGAGCCTGCTGTTGTCTTGTAGGCAAGTACATACTTCATGTTTGTATCGGCAGTAGGAATGGTGGCAATCACTTTAGTATCAAAAAAGAGACTGAAATTCTTTGTCGGAAGTGTCTTTGTTGCAGCAGTATCTACAAATAAGTTCGCAGGATCCGAATCTGACCACGAATAGGTCCAATCGGATTGAGGAATATGAATGAGGGCATTTGGCGTCGAGCCAAAATCAAAGATTGGATAGATTGTGTAGTTAATAATAACAACAACGAGGGCCAAGATAAAAAGTACCATGAGGCCCCAGATTAGATACGGTGTGACCGATGCAATGAATCCTTCACCTGTGTTCGCCGTAAAGGAGACTGACGGAGGTGCGATATAACGACTTGTCATCGCAAGGGCATTGCGAATCTTTTGAGCGTAGTCTTCAGTACTCATTCCCCTTCTTCTTTATGATGTTTTCTTGTTTTTCCAGAAAACTTTGACTTAGCAGCCTTGACTAAATCACCCTTTTTGGGGTCGAACTTAATGCGCTTGTAGTATTTGCGTGTCTGCCCCTCATCGCATTGACGGAGTTTATCACGAAGATAGCAGACAAAGGAGATTCGTGTAAAGTTTTTGTTTGTACCGAATGTTCCAGTCGTCGGATCATCCTTGTAGATATCAGGAAGTGCCTTATTCTTCTTGGCCTGCTCAGGTGTCTCAGTTAGTTCTGTATTACAGTGCCATTGATGCACATCCATGGCCAAGAAATCACCCGTGCGAATATTAAACCCAATACCGTATTGCGGAAAGAGTGTATATCCGCCAGAATAGTCTCCACGTTCAATTACGGAGAGATTGCCAAATCCATCCATAAAATCACCTGCATCA